CTATCGTATTATGAATGAAGAGAAAGGTTCATGGCATGACGGTGTATGGTATAGTAACAGTAGCTGGAAGAAACCAGAACCTGTTTCAACTGTCTCTTATCCATACTATGGTAAGCAAGATACGCATCGCACGATGCTGCAGAATGCAGCTTCGAGCTCTAGCTCTCTTGCTGAAGGTGAATGGGTAGTATGTAACGAAGACTATGACTATGGTATAGGTGATTCATCAGTAACTATTAAGAAGAATGAATGGCTTGAAATAGAAAAGATTAACAAGAAAGCTAAGACATGTACACTAGTTGATGGTAACTTTAAAAACCCTAAGATATTTACAGGTGTACCTCTTAAGGTAGTAGAATCTTGGGAAGATGGTGATACATATAGTTACAATAAAGCATTTGACTTTTAATTAATAGTATGATATAATATTTATATAGGAGTAAATAATTATGTTAACATGGTATATAGTAGTAGAAGATGAGTCGGGTAATAAAGTAAAACTACGAGATGTCCCGAAGGATGTCGAAATAGTTGTTGATGAATATGTACATGACATGGAGGGTAACTAATATGTATGGTGAACGAAGAGATGAAGACTGGATTAATCCACCAGAACCAAAAGAAGAATACGAACCAAATGTAGATGCTATTGGTGATGACATGTGGTTACGTAAGAAAGAAGAAGAAGAAGAAAGACAACAGCAGATAATAGAATCATGCTGTCAACTAGGAGATATAAAATGAAACTAGAAACATTTACATTAATAGCTGGACTATTCTTTGTATGTACTATGTATGTACAAGCAGAGACAATATACACACCTGATGGTACATATACATGCACTGTATATGATGATGGCACAAGGATTTGTTTCTAATGCGTTGCCGTGCATGTGATAAAAATCTATCTGACTTTGAGTCTACTCGTAAGCATCATGAATCAGGTGAGTTTATGGACCTATGTAACAAATGTTATAGTACTATACAAAGTGATGTTAATGACATAGAAGAACGAGAAGACTTACGTCATGTAGATGACGAAGACTATGAGTAACTTTATTAAGCTTGGACCTTGCCCACATTGTGGGTCAAAGGACAATCGTGCTGAATATAAAAATGGTTACTGGTGCTTTGGTTGTAGTACATTTGAACCTAAGAATGATACACAAACCTTGCGTGATAGAGTATATGGTACACAACAAACTAAAGCAGATGGTAACTTAAGTATCAATGTAACTAATAAGATACCACAGAAAGCTATGCAATGGTTGTTAAAGTATGATATCCGACAAGATGAAATAGATAAATATAATATAGGATGGGAACCTGACATGAATATATTAGTATTAATACAGAACTCTAACTACTGGCAAGGTAGAAACTTCGGCTTTGGTAATGCAAAGTATAGAAGTAATGGTATTAAACCCTTGACTATTTATGGTAAAAGTGATATACTAATATTAGTAGAAGATGTTTTATCTGCTATTAAGATAGCAAGGACACATAAATATTGTGCTTCGCCATTGCTTGGTAGCTCGTTGAGCAAGCATGCCGAATCACAATTAGTTAAACAGTATAAACATATCTATGTCTGGCTAGACAGAGACAAGGCTAGTAATGCAGTGCGTATTAGAAATAGGCTACGTTCTTTAGGTGTAACAAGCAGAGCTATCATCTCTGACCTTGACCCTAAAGAGTATGATAAACAAACAATAACGGAGATAGTAAATGATTGAAGAAGTAATACTTAATCTATTCTTAAATGATAGAAGTCTGTATGATAAGTACTACAAGTATATTAACTTACAATATATTAAAGATAACTTTACTAATATATATAAGTTATTTGTAGTACTACACCAGCACTATGAATCAAGTAAAGAGGAATCAGTTAGTCAAGTAGACTTTGAGTTAGTATACAATAGTAGTTATCTGTTAGAGAATAGTGAAAGACAAGAGCTAACTACCATACTAACTAGAATATATAGTTTAGAATGTGTAGAAACTAATGCAGTCAAGTACCTTAATGACCACAAGAAAAGATGTATAGCAGGTGAGTTAGCTAAGATAGCACTAGACGTTGAAGATGGTACTGCTAAAGCAGAAGAACTAACTAATAAAATGAAAGAGTTAGATACATCTGTTGATGTCAAAGATGAGATTGAATTTGTTAATATGGATTTAGATTACTTATATGAATCTCAAATACAATCACCAGGGTTGAGATGGAGACTACCCTGGCTTAACAAATCATTGGGTTCATTACGTAAAGGAGACTTTGGTTTTATCTTTGCTAGACCAGAAACAGGCAAGACTACTTTTCTTGCAAGTGAAATAACACACATGCTTACACAAACTGATGGTGATATACTATGGTTTAATAACGAAGAACAAGGTAATAAAGTAGGAGTTAGATGTCATCAGGCTATGTTAGGAGCAACCATTAAAGATTTGTTTGGTAACAATAGAAAAGCTAACAAAGAAAAATATGAAGAAGTAACACAGAATCGTATTAAGATATTAAACTTAGAAGATAGTAGTAGTATACAACGTATAGAATATATACTTAATGAAACAAAACCTGCACTTATTATCTTTGACCAGATAGATAAAATACGTGGGTTCAAAGCAGATAGGTATGACTTACAACTTAAGTCTTTATATCAATGGGCTAGAGAGTTAGCTAAGAAACATGCACCAGTCATTGCAGTATCACAAGCTGGTGGTACAGGTGAAGGTAAGGTATGGTTAACTATGGATGATGTAGACAGCAGCAAGACTGCAAAGCAAGGAGAAGCTGACTGGATACTAGGCATTGGAGTAGAACAAAACAATACAAGCAATCAAAGATTTTTAAATATAAGTAAAAATAAATTACTTGGTGATGAAGATACACTGCCTGACCTACGTCATGGCAATCAACAAGTTCTAATTAAACCAGACATAGCGAGGTATATAGAGATATGAGTTACTTAGTACTAGATGTAGAAACAACTATCAGTAACAAAGGTAATCCTTTTGACCAGACAAATAAACTTTGTATGGTTGGATTACTTACGGCTAACGAGAAGATGATATACGATATAGAATACTCCGTTGACCCCTACAAGAAATCACTAGAACAAATCCAATTAGCCGTGGATAAGTGCGATGTGCTTGTAGGGTTTAACATTAAGTTTGACTTACATTGGTTAGCCAGGTATGGTATTAAGTTTGCTAACAAACGTATATGGGATTGTCAACTGACAGAGTTCATACTACGTAGTCAAACTAAAGCATACCCATCATTAGATAGTGTAGCTGAATACTACGAACTAGGTAGTAAGCTTGATGAAGTCAAAGAAAACTACTGGAAGAATGGTATTGATACAGACAAAGTACCAAAAGATATACTAATGCAATACCTAGAAAAAGACATAGAACTAACTGAACAAGTAATGTCTATGCAAATGAAAGAGTTAGCCGACCAGCCTCAACTGAGGCGGCTAATCTCTTTACACAATCAAGACTTAATTGGTTTACAAGAAATAGAATTCAATGGTCTTAAATATGAGTATGACAAATCACAAGTACTAGGAGATGAATTAGATGAACAAATCAGCAAACTTAATAAGAGGTTGTATGACTATCATTCTTACGATAGTTTTAATCCCAATTCTGGGGAGCATCTTTCTGCTTTTCTTTACGGTGGGACTATTAAAGAGCGTTTTCAACGCCCCATCGGACATTATAAAACTGGCGCACATGCAGGCGAAGTTAAGTATAAATGGGATGAAAGAGATAAAGTCTTCCAACAAAAAGTAAAACCGTTGGAAGGTAGTGAACTTAAGAAAGAAGGATTCTACAGTACCAATGAAGATACACTACGTAAACTCAAAGGTAATGCAGAAGCCAAAGATATATTGCAAACATTACTAACTCGTGCTACACTAGAAAAAAGAAAGACTACATATTATCACGGGTTAGTTAAACTAATTGATGAGATGAACTGGAAGAAAGATACTATACATGGTCAACTCAATCAATGTGTAGCAAAAACAGGTAGGCTAAGTAGTAGTAAGCCTAACCTTCAGAACTTTGATGGAGAGATTAAGTCTCTCTTTACAACTAGATACGGAGAAACAAATGAGTAGAGATGATTACATAGCAGCAGCAGAAGAAGAGTTATCTTCAGCTGAAGAACAACAAGCACAAGAAGAAGCACATCATCACTTTGTTAGTGTAGAGTTTAGTGATATGATACTATCACTTGGACCTAATGCAGTACTATCATTACTAACTGAAGATGCTAGGTCTGAGTTAAGAAAAAGTATTATCTTACAATATAACCACAGGTTAGTAGAAACAACAGGACTATAACATGATACTTAACGCTGATGCTAAAGCTCTTGAATGGGTATGTGCTACATACTTATCTCAAGATGCCACAGCAATGACAGAAATAAGAAACGAGATTGACCAGCATACTGACAATCAAAATAGATTTGGATTACCATCTAGATTAATAGCTAAGACATTCGTCTTCAGATTAATCTATGGTGGTAGTGCATACAGTTATGCTATGGACAATAACTTTAAAGACATTGGTAATGAAGACTACTGGCAAAATGTAATTGATGAGTTCTATAAAAAGTATACAGGTCTTAAAGGTTGGCACGATAAAATATTTGCAGATGCCAAGCGAGACCTTAAACTTACTATGCCTACAGGTAGAACTTACTTGTACCCTACAGAAGTAAATAGTATGGGTAAAGTAAAATATCCACGCACCCGAATCCTCAACTATCCAGTGCAAGGATTGGGTGCTGACCTGATGGCTATAGCTAGAGTATCATTACGCAATAGATTAAAAGACACAGAAGGTATTAAGATAATTAATACTGTACACGATTCAATCATGCTTGACTTTGACCCAAAGATATGTTATACTAATAGTATAGTAGAAACAGTTAAGCAATGTTTTGAAGATATCCCAAGTAACTTTGCTAAGTTATTTGGTAAAGAATTCAACCTTCCTATGAGGGTTGATATACAACTAGGTACCAATTGGGGTGACCTAGAAGACGTAACTTAATCTTAAGGAGATTATATATATGCAAGTAAATGTCGTAGATGTATCAAGCTTGAACACTCATGCAGCAAAAAATGGTAGACAATACCAGTCAATAGAAATCATGTACAAAAATGATGCTGGTCAAGCTCAAAATAAAAAGCTAATGTCTTTTGCAAACCCTGCAGTATTCAAGGCAGCACAGACCTGGCAGAAAGGTGATGTAATTCATGTATCTACAGAGAAAGACGCAAATGGTTATTGGCAATGGACAGCAGTAGGCAACGATGCAGCAGACGTTACAGACAAACGTGACGACGGTACAGCACAAGGTTCTACTCAAGCCGCAAGCTCAACCTCATCAGCACCTACTCGTGTGTCAGGCAGTAACTACGAGACCAAAGATGAACGAGCAGCTAGGCAAGTAATGATAGTCCGTCAGTCATCGTTAGCTAATGCAGTATCAACGCTAGCAATTGAAGGTAGTAAAGCGTCAGCTAATGATGTAATCAATCTTGCTAAACAATATGAAGGATATGTCTTAGGTCAACAAGCTGAAGCTAATAGTATTGCTGACCTAGAATCAGACATACCATTCTAAATGCAAGCATTAATCGACCATGATTTAGTAGTGTTTAGATGTGCAGCATCTGCTGAACATGATGGTCTTAACATAGCAATCCATCGAGCAGAAGCATTACTTGATGAATTGCTTACTAAGACTGGAGCAGATAGCTATCGTGCATTCTTATCAGGTAAGTCTAACTTTCGTAAGACTATCTATCCTGAATACAAAGCTAATCGCACTGCACCTAAGCCCGTGCATCTAGAAGCTCTACGAGAATATGCTCTAGACAAACAGAATGCAGAGTTGGCACCTGATACATTAGAGGCTGATGATGCCTTAGGCATTAATCAGACTGATGATACTATGATTGTATCATTAGATAAAGATTTACTAATGATTCCAGGTAAACATTTTTCATGGGAGATTAAAGGTAGAGGCTGGACAAAGCCCGATAAGTTTACTGAACAGACAAAGCTAGGAGGATTAAGATTATTCTTTGAGCAATGTCTTAAAGGTGATACTGCTGATAACATCAAAGGTATCGAAAAGATAGGTAACAAACGGGCTGCAGCTTTACTTGCAGATTGTGTTACTGAACAGCAGATGTTTGATGCTGTTCGTAATGCATATGGTAATGATGAAGAGTTTATTATGAACGCATCAGTACTATGGATAATGCAGAACGAGGAGGATGTATGGAAGGACAGGTTTAATGCCTACGTTCAAAAGTAAACTAGAAGTTAAAGCTTGGGCAGTACTCAAAAAACATTTCCCAAGTGTTAAGTATGAACCTGATATAATAGAATACATACAACCTATCAAGTCACGGAAATATAATCCTGACTTTCGTATGGCAAAAAATGTATACATAGAAGCAAAGGGTAAGCTTGACTT